CCTGCCAGTCCTTCGCTTTCAAGCATCGCCTGGCCTGAAGAGTAACCGTATTTTTCTATTACGCCTTGCATCGCAGTTGTTGGTGCCATAAGATTCGAGAATACAGCTTTAAGCTGTGTAGACACTTCCGCAGTATTTCCAGTTACACCAGTTAAGGTAGCCATGCTTCCGAATAATTCCTCGTATGACAAATTCAATGAATTAGCCAAAGGGAAAAGCGGCTGCATAGATTTTGCCATTTCCGGGAAAGTAGTAACTCCCAACTTCGCTGTCTGGAATGCTAAATCAGATATTTTCTGCGCCGTTTCATTTGAAACATCGTTGTATCCTTTCATTCCGGCGGAAATAAGCGCTACGGAATCTGATACCTCTGCGCCTCCAGCTTTTGCTGAACGGGCCATTGTAGTAAAAATACGTTCTGTCTCTTCCCCGCCGTCCCCTAATGAAGAAATCGCCTGATACATGCCAGCGCTCATTGTCTCAAGAGAAAGCCCCGTATTGTCGCTAATTCTTCTCACTGCATTCTTATAACCTTCTAAATGAGACGGATCATCCAGCAATGTATTGACATTCGCCATACTATCTTCAAAATCAAGTGCCATTTTCCCGCTTGCGGCTCCAACTCCAGCCACAGCCGCAGATATAGGCGCGAATTTTTTTGATGCTGCTTCAAACTTCTGAGAAGCAGACTCGAATTTTTTTTCGAGTGTATCCAAAGATGTCTGAGCTGTAGAAAACGCCTTTTTTATATCGCTCATATCTCCTTTTCCAGCTACCGACAATACATAATCAGACACGTTTTCTACCCCCTTTTCTTCTGGGCGGGGTCAATCCGTTTGTTTGGTATATTAAATCAACCCACCCCTTTCCTTCTTGCTTTTCTGTCTCTTCTATTACATGAATATTTTCTTTTACAACGTCTTTATTTGCTTTCTTCTGTTTTTTCTTCCAAAGCCGGATAAACCTCTTATTTTTCTTTCGGAATGCATTACTTATCGCATTCAGGGCAGCATCCCTGAACATTGTGGAATCAGATACAGCTTTGTTCTCCCAAGCTTTATAGATGAATGCTTTCTCGCACGGAGTAAGCATCTCATAATCTGATTTTGAATATCCAAAATTAACCACAAAAAAGGCAAAGTCTATCTCTTTCTGATAGTCCTTTGCCATTTTCTCATATTCGCTGTCTTTTTCGTCTCCTCCGAAATACTCAAAGTCTACTAGTCGGCTGGGAATAAAAAAGGGCAGTCACGCTGTATTGCTGTAACAACCGCCTCATTGACTGCAAGATACCCAGATTCCTCAATGAGTTTGTCAGCCATCTCCATGCCTTCTTTAGGCTTCACAAATGTATCTCCGTCTTCTTCTTTTAAAGCGTACGCTATGTAAGCCTTAAGGGATGAAATGCTCAACATCCCCCTATTTTTAAATAACTCAGGCATTGATGGCATCCCCATCGCATTCTCAATCATTTCAATTCTCTTCAGATTAAACTTCAGTTCATATTTTTTTCCGTTCGCCTCAAACATATTTGTTCTGACCTCCCATTATTCTTCTTCTACATTTGCTGTGGATGGGTTTGCTCCAGGCATGGTATCTGGTTCAGTAGGCGCTGCAATAAGGTCTACTAAAGCTCCCATCCCTTCCAGTGTTAAACTGTATGTTACCGCATCATCAAAAGGCGCTTCTACCGGATAATCCGTAATCACGGCCAATCCGCCGAACATTCCTTTTTTCGTCTTGCCATTCACTACCTTAATACATACTGGATCGCCCGCATCAAATGCCTTAGCTAATGCCTTATGAGAATCATGATCAGGAACATAAAGACCATCATTATCAATGCTCCACTCCTTCATACCGGCAATTTTCGATTTCCATCCTCCCTGTGTATCTTTACTGGTTATTTCGATAGAATCCGCCGACCTGTTAATTGTCAGCCCCTGCTGTCCAGAAACAGCCATCAGCTTTGCCCCTGTGCTGTCCCATACAGCAAGAAGGATATCTTTACCTGCTATTGCTTTTGCGGCGGATGAAGAAAAGTCACAATACGCACCGCTGTCATATCCATCGGCAAACATTTGTAAATTTATACCTTTCATTAACTTGCTCCTTTCATTTACATTTAAATCCGTAGCACACCGTGAACTGATACAGTGATACCGCGTGCTTTTCGTTAGTCTCATCAGTTTTAATAGTTTGTACCCCCATGTTGGTCTGCATGATCAATTCATAACCATCTGGCAGTACAATTTCATCTGTCATAGCCTCCTCCATACCCTTTATTAAATCATTGACCTGTACGGATGATGCTCCTGGCTCTGCGATTGAATGTAACCAAACCTGATAAATCATGCGGTACATAGTTTTAGTATCTGCCGGCCGACTTCGTATTATCTCGGCGAAATAAAAGGGGCTGGCTGCGTCCTTGGGTACTGCATCATAACACAGCTTTCCAGTACCATCCTCTATTCTCTTTTTAATCGCCAGCAACAGATCATTAAACGACAATTGTGTATACATATATCATCCTTTCTTGAGGGCTTCTTTTAGGTCCTTATAATAGATAGGCATCTGTGCATCAACGTTATTTTTCAAAAAATGCTGTCCTTGCACAAACCCACCATTACGGGTTCTATGCCCATACTCAACGTGAGGAGCATATTCTTTCGTGTATCCAACCTCTCCGCCTTCCATTGATGAACTTTTTCTAAGCTCTTCAGAATCTACAGGGGTGCCGTCACTACGTGCCGTATTCAGGATTTGTGTGAGGTTCTTTTTAAGGACGGCATCAAACCGTATAGCGTTAAGTCTTTCCAGTTCTTTTTCAAGTTTTGCGATATCACCGCTATTCAGTTTTATACTTACCTTACTCATTTATTTGCTCCCCTTTATATGCTTTCACATGTAAGAGTACGAAACGAGGTGATAAATCAATTATTCTTTTTATTTCATAGTTGAGTCCTGCAATCCTCACTTTTTCACAAGTTGGGAAATCAGAAAAAGGAAGCCGCAGTAACAGCTTCCTCTGATTTTGTGTAATATCCCGGCCTTCAAGATGCACCTCTTCATTTGCCCACGGTGTAAATCTTCCTGGGCAATCTTTTACTCGAAAGTCGGAATATTCAGCATTCCCCAGCATATCTTCACCGACCTTTTCTTTCCTGATCAGGCTGCACTCTTCCCACTTCACCGGAACCTCACCACCCTCCCTGAGCCTACTTTATTCAATTTACGCGACACCCATCCCTGTATTTCCGCCTCGTATTCACTTAGCACATTATCGACAAATGATGTGTTTATGTCCGCAGTTCCTTCAGACGAAATTCCTTCGTAGTAAGTTCTGCGATACATTTTCACTACGGCGTCCGCGCAAATCGAATCAAAAGCATTAGGAAGGCTATCTTCACCTAGCTGTATACAAATACGGTCAGTAACCGTATCTATTAACTCCTGCACTAAGTTTATGTCTATATTTTCGCCAGACAATCTCCGTTCAACCCTTACAAGAATACCCATACCACCCGCCTCCTTTCAGCCTCAATTTATTCCGAAGGCACAGGTGTAGGCTGAATAGTGGACACAATTACACCGTCCAGGTATTCAGGATAAAAAAGCACACCAGAGAATACCAGCGTTTCCACGGACGCATTCCCGGTGGTTACGGCGTGTGTCATTCCGATTAACCCTGTCGCATCCGAGGTCAGCCCGAATGATGCGGCTAAATCTCCAGACGTTGCCGGAACATATGCTCCTCGGATATTTTCCTTTGCCGTTGCAATCAGTTTTCCAGCTGGTAATGTCGGAGAAACAACCAGTGTTCCCAGTCCTATGAAATCGCTGATATAAGACATGCCAAACGCAGTCTGCATTGTAACCTGAGCATTCGCAAGATATGTAGCAACATCATCAGAAGACACAAAGAAAATAGGTGTAGCGTCTTCATCTTCATAGAATTTTTTTACCGCGCCCCACGCTGCAGATAATGCGGCCTGCAGGCCAACACCTTTTGCAGTCCCGGTGCCTGTTGACAAAAGACTATAAAACTCCTTTTTTATTTCCTTCTGGATACCAGAAATCAGTTTTTCATCAGTCTTATTAATCGCAAGTTCTCTTCCACTTCTCTGAATAGCCTCCGCTGTGGTCTGTTTTCTGAATTTCTTTAATGTAAGTTCGAGAGTTTTTGCTAACTTCTGCTGGATTTTAGTAAGTGCAATCTCTTCACCTTCCGCAACCTGTGCCGGTGTATTAACCCGTGTCATCTTGTACATTTTAATAGTAGTGCCTTCGCTCATTGCATCAAGGTCTACAATTCCAAGAAGGTTCTGCAACTCTGTTATATTGGTGCTTAACCTACTGGCAAAATCTACGGATATTGCTGGTTCTAAGTCTGTAGTCGTAATCGTATTTTCTGGCGCTGCAAACAATTGTAACCTCAAATACTCTTTATTTTTCATTTTCTACCTCCATCACTTAAATAATTCCATGTTCTCTCTAATGAGCCTTTGTCTTTCAGACCGGTCTTTAACAGCCATTATCTGTTCCTTTGTCACTCCAGAGGGTGCACCGGTCTTAGGGATATTTCCTTTCAGTGCATTTGCCACAGCTCTTTTTACTGCCGCTTGAAAAAGTCCCACAAAAGAATCTATCGTAGACTTTGTTTTATCCGCGTCCTCTGATACAAGCATAGATAACAAATCATCACTCACATTGATTTCTTTGTCTGCGAGCATTGTCCTAGCTGTCTTGGTCATTTCTGTAAGGCTCTGTTGTTTCATCAAAGTCTCAAGCTGTCTTTTCATTTCGTCCCGCTCATGTTCCGCACGTTCCTGCGCATTCATCTCCGCGAGTTTCTTCGCCTCTGTAAGCTCTTTCTCTTTCTTTTCCTGCCATTCCGCAAACTTTTTATTGATGAGCTTATTCAGATCTTCATCTGTATATTTTGCTTCAGGCTTCGTCTCTTCTTTTTTGTCTTCAGGTTTCGGGTCTGCGGGAGCCGGGTCTGTCGGTATAGTTTCTGACGGCGCCGGGTCTGCAAACATCTGCAATAATAAATATTCCTTGTTTTTCATATCTCTTACCTCCGTAATTTTAAGTCATCACGCCTGACTATTTCCGTAGCTTATAGCGTCCACGCCTGGCTGTAAACCGTAGCTTTTAGTGCCTTCCACGCCTGGGCAATCATCCTATTGTTACATTTTCCGGGTACTGGTTCGCAATCATACAAATACCAATAAAAAAAGAATCCATCAGTTTTTTAGATACCTCTGACAGATTCTTGAATCTCATATCCGCTATGCCATCGCTAAACGAATAGGATATATCATCCTTTGTAAGCCATTCAATTGACCTTATAAGCGTCTGCGCTAGTACAGACACCGCCGCACACACAATATCTTTTCCTTCCTCCGCATACTGTGCGTGCCCTGTAATAGTAATCCTTTCCTCATTGATTTTAACAACAATCAACCGCATCCATCCTTTCATCCAGCGTTCCCTGCTGGTGGGAGATAATGGGACCACCGCCTTTCTATTCATCTTCCTTTCCAATTGACACAGCTATGAGCTTCAGCACTTTATCACCTCCTTAACAATTCTGCGGTCCTGTCTATGTCAATAGCCCCTGTGCATCGCATAATCACCTGTTTCCCGTCCAAAATTATTACAGCCGGCAATTTATCAATACCATATTTTTCGGCCGTAAATGGGTCGTTCTGCGCATTTATACGGCATATATACTCTGCTCCCACTTCATCCTCCAAAGGGATAATAAATACATCATCATAAAAGTGGCATGGCGGACACCAAGGAGCATGGAAAAATAACAATTTTTTCATAGTTCTTATCTCCCATTACTATTTTTGACGTGCCATTGCATCTTTTATACTCTGTGCCCGCTCCGTATTAGATTTATGCCTATTTTCATAATCATTCATCCATTTATCCCAGTCATCCACCTCTATAGTGAATGTGCACCGGCACCAGGCGTGGAACGGTGGGAAATTCACTCCGGGTGAACGGTCCTTGATATCGCAAACCTGTCTTGCCGCCCCCCGGCATATCCTGCATACCTTGCCATCCCCTACGGTGGAAATTTTATATTTTTCAAAATCCTCCACAAATGGCCGTATACTGGCCTCGGCCATAACATAAGTCCCTTCTGTGTAAATGAGGCGGTACATGTCATTGCGGCATACATTATTAAAACGCAGCTTCATCTGGCGCGCAATCCGGTCATAAGAATCGCCGCGCGCAAAAGCCTGTGCAATATCAGTATTCAGGTAATCTGATAGTTTGTCCGTGTTCTTCCAGATGCGCCGGCTAAAATCCGCTCCTGCAGTCCATGATTGATTAACAATGGCTTTAACCAGTTCTGAATTTTCTGCATAAAATTTTTTCCCGAATCCCATAACTTCCGCTGCGGCACTTGCCCCTCTTGCGGCTTGTGTCCGCAAATGAGCATCTAATTGTTTAATATTCACAGCACCAATTTCCAATTGTTGTATTCTGATTGATGTCTGCAGCCCTTCCAAGCGGTTTAGTTTATATATGGACTCTCTTACAGGGAGCAAATGTTTGTACTGTGGGTATTTCCTTCCAAATTCATCCATCTGCTCTATTAAGAGGCGCTTATCGGTATCAGATAGGGATTCCATAAGCGTGCGATATTGAATGACATTGTTCTCGCCATACTGTTGATAATATACAGCAATCTGTTTTTCCAATTTCCGATATTCCGAATCATAAAAGGACGAAAGCCTTTTTTTAAGTTTGGCTTCGTCTCTCTCCATCTGACTATTTAATCGCTGTTGCCTCTTCTGCCAATACCCCATCTTCTACCACCGTCCTATTTGTCGGGTAATCTGTTTTATACCCTGTTGCATCCTGTTCCTTCTCTATACGTTCAATTTCGTTCTTTGCGCTGTCTACAACAGAAAGAACTGAAAGCTGTGTTTCGCGACTCGTAACACCGGATAAATTCCCGGCAATTTGGCTCTCTTCAAGAATATTAGCCGGAATATTTTGTGTAAATTTATAACGAATGCCTACCCACGCATCTTTTTTCACATCTGACAAGGGGTTACTAAAAATCAATCGGTATCTCCTGTTCATTCCAGAAGTAAACTTTCGTTCCTTTGTCTTCGCAAGATTACTCATGGCTTGCAATTTATATTTTAATGCTATACCTGAACTTGCCCCAAAGCTTTCGTCTGATATATTGGCCACCATAGAAATCTGGTATATAAGGCGTTCCAGCCTGTCAATCAAATGCTCTTGCGTTGTATCTCCATTGGGTTTTTCCAAGAACTTAACTACAAGATTCGGCGTATCATCACCAGGAAAATTAATAATACGGTTTTCTCGTAAAGATTTTATATCTTCTTCGTCCATATCTGCTCCCAGCACAATCATATAAGCATCCGCGAAGTAATCAACATCATTCGCTTTTTCTGACAATGCTTTATTATAGGCGTTTATCATTGGGAGGACACCTTCAAATATTCCGATGCGTTCTTCATTTTCTACGTATTCTGTTGCTGGAACACCGTCAAATCCGTGAAGCTTAGGCTCGTCCACCCATTTGTAAGAACCGTTATGAATAAAGTGCTGCACAATTCGTCCATCAGACCAGCTACCGTGTTCCACATTGTCAGCATCTAAATAATGCCTGACAAAATATAACGGCCTCTCCAAAATAGAATCATCATAGATCATGAACGCCTGCATAGGTGACAGATATGTAATTCCTATATTCCCAATTTCATCCACATAATACATTTCATAACCGCTACCGTAAATGCTACATGTTTTTGCCAACTCTGCATTATTATCGTCCTGGTCATTATACTGATCCAAATACTCCAAATACGCCGCCACTGCTGGCTCATCATGTGTCTCCTTGATGGGTACTCCAATAAAAAAACCATTCATGGTATCAGTAATGTATTTCGCAAAGTTTACTGCAATACGGTTATCTGGCTTATATTCAGGCTTAGCAGCGTTATGGAGTATATCATAATCATTTTCATATGCGTCATGAAGTTTTTGATAACGTTTAGATATCTCCTGCTTATGCTTCGTCATGTATTTTCCCAGAAGCTCCGGCGTCATTGGCGTCCCCGATGGTATTTTAAACATTTTATATACCTCCTGTTACCTTCTTATATTTTGGACGTGTACTTATCTTCCTTAAAAGGCTGGCTGCACTGTCTGGGCTGTCATCATGATCAGCAAACTCATTATAGTCAAGCACTTCATTTATGTATTCTGGATCTGTATCTTCTAGCCATATGATGTTTTTCCACTCTTTCCGTAGGTATGTTGATATCTTTACAAATTTATTCATGCTTTCGTGGTACCCGGCTACAGGCAGCCCCATACTGCGAATTTCTTTTTTTAGATATCCTTTGTCTGCGTTGTCCTCGCAGTAAATGGTTCCTGCACGGAATTTTTCATGGATTTGCGCTATCTGCGTCAAACAGTCATCCACATGCCTCTCCCAGCGCTTCCCAAGACCAATGACAGAACCGTCTTTATGCCTCTTGAAAATAGTGAATGCAGTTCCATCGCTCCCATTGTAACCAGCGTCAATGTGGGCCATTCCATCATAGATAAGGCTTTCCTCATTTGTGAATTTCGGTTCCTTGAACATAGCATCTTTATCGGCTATATGTTTTAACTCATAATTTGCAGCGAATAAGCTGTCCGACATACTTTGACGCAAGCTTTCCAGTTTGCTCCTGCCAATAAGGCCCGTGGAATAGCAATCATACCGTTTTACGTTTGGCATTATGGAAATTGCATCTTCTTTGTGCCAAGGTGTCCCGGTATTGATAAACCTTCCACCACGATTACAGATATTTTGCAGCTCCATGAATTGTATTTTTGTCTTTTCTCGTTCGGCTCGGCTAATTCTATCCTTTAAATTAACGATATCATCAGTCACCACAATATCAGCATGTTTACCCGTTATAGATGTCCCAATACCCAGCCCGATCACCTGAGATACGCCTTTAGCGGATACACAAAGGTTCGTATGGATTTCTGCGCCTGTTTCTTTTAACAGGTAAATATAACAGCCATACAGCGCATATGCAATCATCTGCATAATGTCAGATTTTAAAATTTTTTCGGCCTGTGTCATGACTTCTATCACGTCCGTGTCAGTCTTTCTGAAAAAAATAACATTTTCATTAGGGCAGACAACTGTGTGAATTGCAAGAAATAAAGAGAGATCCGTGGTTTTATATGAGCCACGGTGGGCAAGGAGCGTTTGGTCAGTCTTGGACAGCAAAAATGACCGAAGCCAATCGTTATGCAGCTCGGTCAAATCCTTAAATCCAACTATATGTCCTATCTTGTAAGGGATATCCCTAACCAGTTCTAGGGCCTGTTCATAACTTAGTCCCAAATATGTGCTCCAATTCTTGCACCGTTTCTTGCGATGGTGTCACTTTTATATCGACCTTGTCATTCCACATGCCCAAATGTCTCCCCAGTAGCTCTAAAGCCTTCTCTTTATCATTCAGTTTTATCTCAATTCCATTAGCGCCTTCTTTGATACCAGCGATTGCCCTTACCTGTTCGTCTGTCAGTTCGTCTGTATTCTTAATCCTGACACATCCGACTTCTACCTCTGCATAGTCTGTAGCCCTTGCAAACGCAATGGCTGCCAATTCCCGGACTACTCTATCCTGAGTTACTTCTGTTCTCTCCTGCCGTTCCTCTGTGCGTTCTTGAATATAGGCCGAAACCTTAACATTTCTTAACAGTCTGGCACCTGCAGCCGCCGCTGTCTCATCCTTCCTGCAATTCTTATAAGCTGCTTTGTAAGCCCTCGTGGCATTCAGATCCACAAGGTATTCATCGGCAAATATTTTCTGTCGTTCTGTTAATGCCATTAGACTCACCTCTTTTTGCACATTAAAAAGAGACGGCGCTAAACCGTCTCATAATCCATTACTTATATTCTCCCATTTTATAAGGCTGCCGCTCTACCTCTGAGCTATATGCCTATAATAAAAGCGCCCAGCCAGTTATCTGACCAGACGCTCTCTTATTATGTATTTAGTTTTTTAGATATCTTAGCATTTGGACTAAATAGCCTCCACTCATAACATCAGTCTCATCTTTATCCAAATTTCTCTTGCCAAAATTCACAAATCCATTGCTTGTATAAAAATCAATCAATTGAGGCTTGTCTTCGCATTCCAAGTATACAAACTTCCCTCCGACATCTGTTTGTATACTTTTTACTTTATCACAGGCAAGCTTCAGCAACTCATCACCTGTGATCAATTTATCGTATCCCTTATTGAAGTTTTTACCTAACTGGGCAATAAGTGGAGCAGACATGATATACCGCTTCATGGAGACATCCGGTTGCGAAAATTTTGATATTTTCTTTTGCAATGTCTTGCTCATATTTGCTTTGTATATCATGATCACTTTTGTTACCAGTGTAAAATATCCTACCAGAACTAAGGTATCCTTATACGATGCAAAGACAAGATGCGTCGCTGCCCAACCCTGTTTCGCAAATACAATTGCCTTATCTCTTATATAAAATTCGACATCCTTATTTAATGGACACGAAAAATCAGAGAGAATAGCTTTTACTCTATCCTCTCCAATTTCGCTTATCATTTCTGCTAAATTTACTTGTACAAAACCAGCTATCATGCTTTATCTCCAAATAGTTCTCTTATTTTTTCTCCGGAGATTTCTTTGAAGCTTCGGCTCAATTGTACATCCTTGCCTCGCCTTCCGCTAGCGTTCTCAATTGCTGACGCAAAAGTACGACAAAGTTTATTGTCTCTAATGTTTACGTCCTTAATAATGCTTTTTGTCGCCATAACCCCATCTCCCTTGGCATGTGAGAGTGAAAAAAATTGCATGACAAATAAACCTATACCGTCAACCAATGTTATAATTCATATTAAATATCATGCTCTTTATTTACTTTTAGTTTATCCTCTTATAGTTTATAGTATACTACGGATTTTCGAAATTGCAACCACTTTTCAATTTTATTTGATCTTTTCTAATACTATTTTATGCATTTTGAGTTACAAAATGATACCTTATAATTAAATAAAACACCCTACAATAAATTGGCATAGAGTGTCTTAATAACTTCCATATTTAAATGATACATATTGCTTACCCCGGGGGATAATCCCGGAGGTTACACAGCGCTCAGTGCACATTATGCTGTCGTACTCCCTGCCTCTCCGGTGATCCGGCGGCAGATAAGCTAATACACCGCCGTAACGGTGCTGTTATCCCAGACCTGGGACATACGGTTTAATGACTTTACCGCGGTCATTATATAGCAGTCACGCAACCCACCCCGTACTGCTCTGGCAACCATAAGTTCCTTTCATTGCCCCAACCCATTTTTTTATATACTTCTATGCTTCATATTATAAGTCAATCCCCACAGAATGTCAATCGTTTTATAACAAATATATCAACTAGAACACATTATTAAAATGTACCTTGCATATCTGCTCACATTCCCACATGGAAAGCCCTACCACTGCCGCCGTCTCCACGATATCGAAGCAATGTATATACCTGTAAGACAGTACAGCTTTTATGTATCCATCCGGGATAGTCTTAATATAATCGCAGGCCCTCTCAATCAGTTCCCGATTTTCCTTACGCAGCGCTGATATCATCCGTTCTATGTCAACTTTCTCTTCCACTGTTGCCATCCCGGATTGAGTCCCACCCATCCCATGAGGCATCCCATCGGACTGCACGGCAGAAATACCGTATTTACTGCATAAATCCTCGTATTTGGTCTTTAGCTGTACAAGCCTACGTTTATTCACACCTATTTGCTTCAACTCTTTCTCGGTCATAGATGGGCTTTACCTCCTGTCTAATCGCTGAAGGAAATCATTATACTGATAACTCTCACAAGCTCCTGTTTTATGCCGGAGGAGAATGTGATGCTCATACAGATTTACAACCTGCATCCGGCGGCTTACCTTGACAATCCGTCTTCCATCGTCTTTTACCTCCACTTTTATGTACACAATATCTCCGCGCTTTACTCCGTACCGCTTTTCTCGCGCCCTTATATTCTCCTCCCGCCTGATTGCGGGCAATGCTTGCTCGTATGTAGGGTCCGGGCAACCTGATCCGTTTTTTATCATCTATCTTTCTCCTTTCTAGGTATTCCAAAACTGTCATTTTTCCGCGTCCTTATGTCCTCCCAGAAATTTTCTATGGTTTTAAATCGGTATCCGCAGGTTTGACACTGCCTCCGCCTCAATACTGCAAAACCGTCTAAGCTCTCCTCTGTATCCGTTACCTGCGTTTTGCCGCCGCATTTCTTGCACTTCATGACTCGCCTTTCTCTTTCTC